CCTACACTTCTTTTAAGACCATTTTAGAAGTGTGTCTAGATCTATTTAATCTGATTGTTTTTTACAGGGGATCAATTTCGAGTTCGAGAGGAAATCGTTTTACCTGATACAAGTCCTCCAACTGGCGTATGCGATTAAGTTGTAGTTCCTATAGTGAAGTGGTTATCATCGATTTCACTCTCGTTGTCGCGTGGATCAAAGTCCATCGGGATCAATCTTCCTGGTGTCTTCCGCAAAAGAGTGAATTCTTCTTAAAGAAGAGCTTACACTCCAGCACATTGAGTTTGAATCAGTGGATTCTGTGACAATAGATGCTTTAATGCTTTCGACGTTTGTGTTAAAGCTTATAAGTAATCGACCTTAACCAAGAATGGTTTCATTGGATCTTCTTCTGGTGTCGGTTCCAGTAAAGAAGCTACTTAAGCTACACTCGATAGTGCGGACCCTATTTGGTCTTTATTAGCCCACACTTTCGAAGCTAAATGTTTAGCTTTGTCCCAGAGCGTTCCACCTGGTGGAGGCTTTGAGACGATTGATTGGTTTACTCCTGCGAGCATACCTGGCATTGGTGATTTTGCCTGCCTGTTAGTCTTAAACAGGTTGTTGGCAATGGTATCTTCAGGGTTAGCCCAAAATACTCCATTACCTTTTATGTTCAGCTACAACGAATAATTCGAGTTGGCGCCGGTTGTGATGTTAATTGCTGGCCTTTGCAATATAACATAATTTACAAGTTCTCCAACAAAGTCATTGCTGTCAGGGTTTTCTCTTGCTTGGCCTGCCCTCTAGGATGAGAAGACGAGGTCATTATTACATACAGCTCCGCGCATGTGAAATTGAGGTTACATCACTTTTGCTGAGCCAGCTATCTCTAAGAGTTGCCTGACCGACAGACTTTAGTCCAATTGTCCATATTGAAGAGATCCCTGGAAGAAGGAATCAATGGAGTTAGCCCTTGGGGCAAGGATGTTAATAGTAGCTTCGCTTGCCCAAACGAAGCCACCTGCTGAGAATTGGGTCATATCCGATCCGTATACTTCTAACATTGATCGCGCCGATTAGACCTCTTAAAATGTTTCACGGTTTACGAAAGGTGTGTCTAGGTCACTAGAATTGAACTATTTGATCACCAGGCCAGAGAGTTTTGTATCTGTGCCGAAGTGACCAGTCGTCCCGTCTCCCACGAAAGCTGTCATTGCCGGGGACCACATTAGTAAGGTGTAGTCTCCGTCTCCTAACGGCGTATCGTCTACTTGAGATAACCTATTTGCCTCGCTGATGGTATTGGAAACCGTGAATATGTTTGTGGGGAGGTTTGTGACATTCATGCCTGCTACGTATTTGACGTTGTGCTATCCTGGGTAACACTTCGCCACTAACATATCGTCCCATGCAGTCATGGTTTGCTTAAAATCGTGCTAGGTAGGATTTCCATGATTGTAAGTGGGCCTATCTACTTATTGCACGATTTCGTCTTTGTCTCCTAAAACGTATTGGCGCCTTCCGTTGACTCTTTGTACAGAAATTTTCGGTTTATATGGATCTCTTATTAGATTCATAGGTTTCCTATTCTTTCCTGTCTTTG